TACCAGCGTGTTAGTAGAATCATCTAACCATGTTAATGCCGTTAAGTCATTGACTTGAGAACCAGTCGACGGGTAATAGGCTATTTTTCCAGCCACACCCGATTGCACTCCGCCACTGAATCCTGCAGAATTTGCTTTGGCTAAGAAATCTGCATTAGATATATTGGTTAAATCTGCTTTTGCAAGATTTACACCGCTAGCTGTGGTGCCGTTATACAGTCTCAGAGTGTTATCTGTTCGATCATAAAAGATTTCACCGCGATTTCCGGATCTTCTATCAAGAAAATCCGCTTCTCTAGGTATGATTCTTACTGCGTCAAGTACTGGTATCTTTGCCATATTATTATTTATTCAAATTAGTAATAACGATCTTTAGCCAAATAATCTATGTATGCTGCGATGCCCTCATGCACTTTGGTGAAACTTTCGACATCTACCCCTGATTTTGTTAACAACGTCATATCAGCTAATGTATTTATTTGATACTGTTTTTTAAGATCATCGGGCATATCTACAAATCTTTTTTTGCCTTTGTTTGTGTTAGATATTACTAGATCTGCTACAGTTTCAAAATCCGTGTTGGATCCGCTGCCGAGATCATAAATTCCGGGTTGATAATTTTCAAACATAAAATGATATATGGTTTTTGCTATATCTTCCACCCATACAAAATCTCTAAAATAATTCTTGCTGTTTTCGAATATCGTTATTTCTTCAGTTTCTTTGATTTGATTAACCCAATGTAAAATTGTAGAAGCCATTCTGCCTTTGTGATACTCATTGGGTCCATACACATTAAACAATCGAAGGACAACTCCTTCTACTTCGTTTTCGCTGAGTAGTTTGCTGAATGCGTATTGATTCATTGGGCCGGCGCCGTTGCCATACACCGATGCGCTAGAAGTAAAAATAAAAGGTATTTTGCGTTGTTTACAAAATACATTCCATTTCCTTGTAGATTTAACATTGGTTGCATAGATCGAGCTCCAATTTTTTTCTAGAGTATTGGCATTTGCACCAATGTGTATAACTCCGGTGACGGTTTCATCGATTGCATCGATGTCATCTACAGAAACAAGTCTGTTGTACTGTTTACCTATGAGATTTTTATATTGATTTTCATAAGGCAGATCGTCAACTATAATAATATCAGTGACTCGTTGCGAATTCAAGTATCCTAATACCACACTACCGATAAATCCTCCAGCACCAGTTAATATGATCATTTGATTTCTTCCAGTCTCGGTGCATATACACCTATATGTTGAACTGTTACTGCCGACGCTTTGTTTGCAAATTTAACAGCATCGGGCATGTGTCCTGTTTTTAAAAACTCGTATACCAATGCTGCTAAAAATGTATCGCCGGCGCCGCATACATCGATTACATCGCCTACAATTTCAGCGGCATATGTCCAACCATTCCAATAAGCGCCATCTCCGCCGTGTGTGACAATCAAGTGCTGTGAGTTAGGTAGGCTTGTTGCACGACTTTTTTCTAATGCATTGATCTTAATATAACACCCTGCTAGTCTTGCTAGGTCTGTTTTCTTTGTATCAACAAAGATAGGCACGTTGGCTTCTTTAACCAGTTCTTCTATTAATTCGTAGGTTACTGTGCCTTTGTTGTAGTCACTGATTACAACAGCATCATACACAGGCGGTATTGCTGTTTCAAATTTGATAGGTTCACTTATGATGTCTTTATCTAGTCGAATTAATTGCTGTTTACTACGAATATCAATTAGTCGATTCTTTACACTAGTTTCGCCGTGTAAAAAATTAACATGACACCCCAATGCTTCTAGATTTTTGGCAACGTTTCCTGCCATACCGGCTTTGGTTACAATGTACTTGGATTCAAACACCGGTACTGGTGCTTCAGGACTAATACGATTTACATCTCCGTAGGTATATATGTCTTCACCGATATCACCGACTAATAATATCTTGTATTTTACCTGTGGTTGAATACTGTTGGAGTCTTTCAAAATATACTATCCTTTTGCAATGCTCTGCTCCGATGACATGTTTGTCTCGGTAATCACTACCTTTAACCATTATATCTGGTGCAAACTCTTTTATTAATCTATCTAATTCCTCGTCAGAATCAAATGTTTCTACTCTGTTGACTGATTTTAATGCAAATAAAAAACTACAACGTTCATATTCGCTGTGTATAGGTCTTGACGATCCTTTGAGTTCTTTAATCCTACGATCGCTGTCTGTTAATACCAACACGTAACTATTAGGATAACTTTTTGCATGTTCTAATAATCTTAAATGACCAAGATGCAATATATCAAATGACCCGTTTACTACTACTTTTGTCATGTTAGTGATCTAATGTATACCATCCGGTTATAATATATTTGTAACCGTTATATATGGGGTTTCCTCTGTGGGGGTGAGTGAAATAGGCAGGCCAAATAACCAACTTGCCGGTTTCTGGTTTAATCTTAAGACCTTGATACAGAAATTCTGTTTCGCCGCCCTCTTCAATATCATTGAGATACAGGGTATAGGCCAGGATTCTATTGGCTGATGATTGGTCTGCATTTTCACAATGCCACGCATGGTAGCCTTGGCGCGGGCCGGTTCTCTGTACGCTCATGCCCTTGGGTGTGTGTTGAAAACAAAATCCAAGACTCTGATATTTTTCAAAGTACTGTTCTATATAATACTTGTTTAGAGTTTTATAAAAGAAAGAACACAGGTCAGGATCTACGCTGAAATTTTGTTGACTGTGAAATGCCCAATCAAAAAATATTCGATCGTCCTGATTTTTCATCATGCTATTTTGTGTGAGATGTTGACCCATTTTAACCATATCTTCAAATCGTTGTATGATAGTTTCACAGTAGTCTTTGGGAAATGCATCTGGATATACTTCAATAAAATTCATCATTGACTATCTCCGGGAAATATTCTAAAATTATCTTCTACTGAATCAGGAGTACTCACTTCAACTATGATTGAATTGTCTTCCAACGCTTCAAGTTGATGCGGTAACCCTGGAGGATTATGCCAATTATCGCCTGTGTTTAAGATTTTTTCCTGCATGGTAGCAGTCTTTGTGTCTATGTATCTTAACAAGAAACGACCCTGATTGACATTCCAGCTTTCATCTTTGACCAGATGATAATGCATGCTGAACTTGTTGCCGGCATTGACGAACACCAGATATTTTCCACAGTATTGATCGGTGGACGAAAATATTATTTCGTGGCCCCAACCTTTTTCTATTTTACCAAATAATTTCATTTTTGAATATAATTTAAGTTAATAATAATTCTTCTTTTTGCATCTGTTGCACTTATCATTTTATGAGAAATATCAGTATCAAAAATTAATATCCTGTTTTCAACAGAATCAATCTTGATTATTTCTTTTTCAACATCTATCAACGTTTTAGCATTACATGTTGTTAGATACAATATGGCTGTTTTAGAAGGTCCATCAGGGTAATCAACATGCCACGAAGATTCGTATGTGTCTTTTTTGCTGATAGACATATTTGCTCTAAGTTCTATTAATGAAGAGATTTTTAATTTATCTAATAATGGTTCTAGTAAATTAAAGTAAGGACTCGAAATAGTATTTTTTAAAAAAAAATTATGTGTAAAATAACACATACCGTGCTCATCGTCCGATGTCATATTGTCTCTGTAAAACCAATTCATGTCATCGGATGTTAATACGTTTTTTATTGTATCAAAATATTCTTTATCTAAAAAATTATCTATTACTTCGTACTTTGATTGTTCAGTCATAATAAAAATTCTACTCCCTTAACCGTAGATTCCTGCAGCATCATTATCTTGCACTGACACGTCCATGTTCCACGAAATAATTGTTTTAGTTTCTACTGAATTATTAATCGGAGCCCTGTGAATTACCCAGCTAGGAAATGTAATGATATCACCCTCATGTACATCAAACGTATGTATATCTTTCGTTACAGGATCTATCCACTCTGTTTGTGCGCTGCCTTCGGGCAAATGCACATAGTATACGTTTGTAAAGTTGTTGCTATGGGTATGCCAGGCATGTTTACCTCCAGTGGCATATTGTTGGAACCAAATCTCAGTGATACCAAATGTTTGATATCCC